TTCGCCTCCATTAATTTTTCGCTAAACGCTTCCATGATCGGCAGCAATTCTTGCGGCATATCCTCTTTTCTTGTCACCGCTGATAGATACGCCTCATCCTTAGCCTCTATCCCGTGCAACATGGTTGAAGGGAATTGACCGTCTATACAGAAAGTGTCTGCGCCAATCTCAAGCTTGGTGTCAATCTTCGGAAAGCATAAAAATGTTATCACATTCTGCAACCCACCAAACCGAACCGCCCATTGATCCAGCAAGCCTGAGTCTGAATCCATGTTCCGAAAATGCTTGGTTTCAAATGACCCGCGCCATTTACTCATTTTTATCCAAATATCCTGTTTGTCTTTTAGAAAAACCCGAAGATTAACCAACCCTTTGATTGGAAAACATTCCGGCACTGACAATCCCAGCTCTTCCAATGTTTGCAAAAAGTATTGTCTGTCTATCTCCAGCTTCATTCCATCCGCCGATCCCCACACATTTTTGCCAATATCCCGCAAATGTTTTTGCAAACCGTAGTGGTAAATGTCTGGAAAAACAAAGCAATCCACTTCATTAAGCACGTCAAACAAATCAGGCACGCATTCAATGTCCGGGAAACCGTCCCCCTGTACACCTTCTTCAGCACGCGGATAAGCCTTTTGCCAGTCCAGTTTGTGGTACAGCACGCGATGTCCGTACTTGGCCAGAGTGAGGGCAATCGGCAGAAATATTCCGTGGTCAGCAACTAGGTATGTGCGGGTTTTAGTCACGGCAATTCATTGATATGTGACTCGTACAACATCCAGTCAACGCCAAACTCAGCCGCTATCAACCGTTCGATGCTCGTCGCAAAGAAATGTTCGTTGCGGTAAGGTGCATCTGGGCTGTCCCCAGGTTCCGAATCGTCACCGTCTGGCCGGGTTTTCTCATAAGCCATATCAAACACATCCACCTGCTCCGTCGTTATGCCACGATCCTCGCAAAGCGATTGTTCAATAAATTCGTGAATGGCGACCAGCAAAGCTTCTTTGGTTGGCAATTCTTCGCTCACTTTAATCATGAGTGTTTCGCCTTCTTTGTACCAGTCACCAACCGTTGGATAACGCTGGCTGGCGTGCGGGATGGTTTCGATGATAATTTTCACAACTTTTTGACTTTCTTAAATCTGGCATTCCTTTTCAATCTTTGTTTCTCATCGTGCAACTGTTTGTTCTGCCTGAATTTAATCAGAGCCAGCGCGGCGAGTTTGCTAGCGTCGCTCACCTGGGTTTTTTTTGAAAATGGTGAAGCGTCCATTAAATCATCCTCATCGCTCCCATCGGTTGCGGTTGTGGCGGCGCTGCCATCTGACGTGGCATTCGTCCGCCGATATACCGCTTGGCCATTGGGGGCGTGCCGGGTGGAATCATTGGTTTCTGTTGGCCTTGCGCTTCCATTTGTCGGATAATCATTTCAAGTTGTTGATACCCTTTCGGGTTCATCTTCTTCAACATCATCATGTGCTGCTGCAACCGTTGGAACAAACGTTGTTTCTCCGCTGTCGTCTGCGGCGTTCCCATCTTGTTCGCCGCATCCATCCATTGCAAGATTGTTTTCGCCCGCGTCAAGTGATCTTGACCAGGCAAAACCGGGATCGGAAAGCTTGGCCGATTCGGGCCGGGACACATGTCATTAATGATGGTGTTCTCATCCAAAGCCTCCGTAGCGGCCTTCTCATTGGTCGGCACCACGAGTTTCTTGACCAAACGCGGATCGTCCGAAGCAATTAAATCGGTCACCAAAGCATCCTGATCTATGTTCGGTTTTCCCCCCAACAACTCAAACCTCTGAACTGCCAGCTGTACTCGTTGCGCTTTGTCCCAGTTCGCCGTCCCCCCTCCCGCCGTAATCTGATACGCCTCGTGCAAGGCTTGCTGTGGCATTTCGTTAAGTTCACCGTCAATAAAGTACATCATGTCCTTACGTTTATACTGCAACATCAGCCCCCAGACGTGGCGGTATAACCGGCTCAAATCGTCGTTTTGCACGAAATTATCCAAAGTCTGCCCAATCTGAGCGATGGAACTCGCTACCCCAACCTCTTTGGCTGTTCGCTTTTCGTGGCCGCGTTGATTCGGTTTTTCAATCCCTAAATCAGGTGACTGCGCCGACAACTCAGCTTCACCGCGAGCGAACGCTATTTCTTGATCGAACGCGATTGGCGGGTTTTGCAGTGGCACAGGCGCAATTCCAGGTGGCAGAACTTCACCGGGTGCCAACCGATAGTTTGCCGGGTTCTGCACCCCCACTTCGGACGTATATTGCGGCGTTGTAAAGAAGGTCATCGCGTCTGCTTTCGCGTTCCATACCTTGCACCCGTAGATTTCCTTGTCCGCAATCATCTCAGCCACTCCCCGCGACGAGTACCAGCCTTCATCCTTTAATTCCGCATTAAATTCAAACAAAGGAGCTGAAACCCGACCCATTACCTTGTAAGGAACGCCGTACGGCTTGCGGATTTCGATGTCTAACGCCGACGGGCAGTATGGGTAAACCATAATTCCGCCCATGGTTCTCACGTAATGTTCCCAAATTATAACGGTGTCCGAGCTGTACGAGTGTGTGTAACCTTCGCGCAGCTCTTTATCCTCTTGGATCAATTCAAAATTGCGCCCCCGCTGCGTTGCTATCCGCCGTGCTGCATCTTTTCCGCCACGACATTTGTCCAAAACCTTCTTGTTAATGTCTCCGTCATCGTCCCGGTAGTCCTGACAGTAACGCGGATCGTTACAGAACTGTTTGACGTTCATCTGCCGCACATGAACCCACTCATACGAATCCTCAAACCCGTTCACGTCGTCCGGCATCAGGATGTACAACGGGTCTACGTTCTCGCAAACGATCCGGTAATCGTCGTACGGGTCTACGTAAACCTTCATAACACCTTTTCCGCGCAACCATTTGGCGTCAACCACAGAAATCATTTGGCGTAGAAAATTCGTGCGGTTTTTTATCTCGTAATCAAAGAAGTTTGCAGCTGCTTCCGTGTCCTCCGGTTGCTGTTGCTTCATCGCCAGGAACGTTGAGAGTCTTGGGATGCCCAAGATCGTTGCCATGGTGAACGCTTTCTTCTGGTTTACCTTCTCGTCAATGAGCTTAAGATGCAGGTCAGCCGCGTTAGGGAATGGCTTCCGGGAACGGCGCAAGCCCTCGTGTCTCATTATGTAGTATTTGCGTTGGCGTTCCTCGTAAACCTGCCGGTTATTCAGGATTTGAAACCCTGACATGAAATATTCTTCGTAGCGTACGCTCATAAGCAACTCTCGGCTGGTAACGTGAAGTGTTGGTGTTGTTCGTCCCTCGCACGCTCAAGCCACCCTCGTTCGTCGGGCTCGCGATAGGCAAGGTTAAAGCTCTGCGTGCTGCGTACCTTCGTCATCGCCCCAAAGATCGCGTCAGCCTCATGCGGAGACTCGAAACCGCGCTTGCAATACTCGTCCTTAGGCTCAACTTGGAGCTTTCCGCTCGTCCCAACCCGCTGCAACCGGCTCAAGCATTGGGCGCGAAAGTTGTCGTTGTCGGGGATGATGTGGTCACAAGCTTTAATCTTCGCGATACCGGCTAAGTAAGCCTCACTGATTCGGTTTGAGTACTCAGGATCATCTGTCTCCTTGGTCTGCCCGAAGAACCGGTTAATAGACCAGCCAGACGCTTGCAGGGCATCACCGACTAGCTTGCCGTAGTTGCCTGAACCATCAATCGTGATCTCCCCGGGTATTAATCCAATCTCCTGCTTGAGAGACACGGCCATTCGGATGATCTGACCAACGATCTGGTCAATCTCATTCACCCCCGAGACTGTCCACATTTTATGAATCTTCGTTTTGTTTCCGTGACGAAGCGCCGCGCAGTTGTTCACCCCAACGTCGATGAACAGATGCCGGTCGTTAATGCCCGGGTGCCACTCGGGAGGATTCGACGCGCAAGCGTTGAACTCAGCCAGCGACAACATACCACCCTCAACCTTGGCCGCGAACTCACCATAGACGTTGGACTGGATGAATGGATGCTCCCTGCCGTACTTCGCGATCTTGCGCTCAACATCAACCCGCTCCAGCCAGTAGCCGTCCTCAGCCAGACAGTCCATCTGACTAATGTGATGGTGATTGTAGAACCTCTTTAGCTTCGTGCTGTAATCGTAGAACTTGCCAGCCGGATCCATCGGCGCTCCAGCGGCCAGGAAGTACTGCGGGTTGCAGCGGTCTTCCATATCATCAAATATCCCCGAATCAACCAGACCCGCCTCGTCGATGATCGCCACCAGCGGCCTGTTCTCAGTGCGATGGAATCCTTGCGCGAACCCCGAATTAGTGGAGAACCCGATGTACCGGTCTAACCCGTTGACTTTGATGCCTGTATCGAGGAAATCCCAGCTCGGAAAAAGATGCTGGAACCGCTTAAGGGCAGGGATTAGCTGCGTTTGCACCTGCAACCACTTCCCGGCAGTGCTAATCACCTCAGCATCAAGTATCTCTATCGAGAACAAGACTGCCGCGGCTATGATCGTGCGCGTCCCTCCAACCTCGTTGGCCTTGCGGAGACACACGCGGCTTGTCTTGCGCTCCGACACGAGCGGGAACAGATCGCGCAGGACGGCTGACTGCTTGGGGTGGAGTCGCAGACCCAGGCGATCCTCTGCCCATGTGTGAGGTCGTGACAGGCGGGCTATTCGTGATGCCTTATCCATGTCAAAGCTCCTTAGCTAGCCTCCTCGCCGCAACGATGAGCTCAATTTCAATTGGCGCACCGTCCTTCCCGCTGACCTCCACGTCCTGCTTGTCTCGCCAGGCTTCTCGTCGCCGATTTTTTAGCCAAAAAATCATGCTTGTCGGGTCGGGCGGGTAATGCTTAACCATCGGAGTCTGGACGATCTGCGAGCAACCATCACCAACGCTAACCGTCCTAATGTCAACGTCTTGGTGAGAGTATCCAAGCGCACGCTCGTACAACGCTCGCTCAACTTTGTCATCAGCTTCTGACTTCAGAGCCTTAATGGAGCTTTTAAATTCTGTGTCTTTCTCCTTCCAGACGCGAATCGTTGACTTAGCAAGTCCAACTGACTCAGCAACTTGGGAGTCTGTTTTGCCTTCGCGATAAAGGGCGCAAATCTTTTCAGCGAGCTCGGGGGTGAATTTGGTTGGTCGACCAGTCTTCATGACAAGAATCTTTAGCGTTAAATTGTGAGAAAAGCAAGCTTTTTTCATTGACTTTTTGCCCCCCAACGACATAGGGTGACTTGGCACAACACGGCTACGCTTTTTTATTTCAGATTTCACTTTTCTCAGGTTATTTTCGTAAAATGCTCAAATTGAAGCTCTTAGGATTCGCTTTAAGACACTTTGATTATCCGCTGGTGTGAATGTATCCCCTGATTCTAAAAAAAATAAATCATTTATATTTTGTTGTAAATGAGAAGGTTAAGTCGAAACGAAAAAATAATCGTTGCAAGGATGTTAGCTTAATGCTAACTTTTGTCAGGAGAAACCCTCCTGATAATTAACTAATTAACAAATCAAAAGTATGAGCAAGCAATATACGGTTCTTGACCAAGACGGTTTCAACTGCGGAGACTTTGACGAACTGGACGCGGCTATTGGCCGCGCTGATGAACTGTGCGACAACCCGGACAGTCCGGCGTCCCGCCGCGCTAAGCCCCGCCGCAATGGCAACTCGGTCTATTGCACCAAGGCGGATGACCAGTCGGGACGGGCCGCGCAAGTTAACCAAAACTTCTAACATTATGCACCATAATCAACATG